TATTATCTTGACGCACTGTCCGTATATAGTATTGATTATGACGAGGGTGTATACCACTAGCAGTATTGGTAAGCTGACTAACAGTACCACTAGGCTTAACACAAGTAATTGCAGTACTTGGATTAATACCGAGCTTACCCGCCCAAGTTTCATTAGTGTTGATTGCCACATCTTTCATCTCCCGTAGCCATTTTTTAGTTATGTCTTTACAAGTACTAAGAGTTTGATGGTCCATTATGCCCGTCAATGATACTCCAAGCAATGCTTCTTCATCAGTATTCTTTTTCCAAGAAGATCTTAAATATCTGAAGTCAGTTAGGGTGGCCTGCATTGTGCCTATTATAGTAGCAATCTCTACCTTTCTCTTCAAATCTTTTAGCGTATCTTTAGGTCTTACTATTACCTCAGATAAGTTACAAAATTGATTAGGTCTAAGCACAATCTCAGAGCACGGGTTAGTACCAAATTCCCAATCAGTATCCCTACGTTCAGGAGAGAACTTCCTAGCTGCTGTTCTGTTAAAGATACCACGTTCTCCTGAGTGACTCAGATATAATGCTTGCCATTCAGACATAAATTGAGCCATATCGGGGGTCTCAGTGTAACAGGCAGAATTATTAGCTAACGCCCTTTGTCCGTTGAGCTCCCACCAATTACCAGACTTAGCTATTCTCATTCTGTCATCACTGAGATTAGATAAAGATATCAGCGCTGATCTCCTCACTCCCCCAACTACGACTATATCACCCACTTTACAACATATATCATGGCACTCTATGCTTGTAAGTTTCCTACCCTTAGCATTAATGAAAGTGTCCACAGTAAACTTAAATAAATCTTCCAATGGAGCTGGCCCTGAGGAACGCCCACCAAAGGTCTTTAATCTCGCTCCAGCAGGACGAACTTTTGAAACGTCCCACGAGGGTATCCTGCCAGAATAAAGCAGGGATATAAGCTCTCTGTAAGCGCTAGACCATCCTAATTTTGAGTCAGTTACGTGTATTACAGTATTAGTATTATGCACCTCTTCAGATACTTGGGGCAATTGATTTATAAATTGTCTCTCTACACTGAATCCTACCCCAGTACCACACATTAAGATATACATTATTTCATCAAATGATCGTTGGCTATCTATTGGTAAATAGCTACAATTAAATCCAGCTACATTATCTCTCTCCAGTGCTTTGCCAGCAGTCATTAAACACCTCATAGAGGGCATAACTTCTAGATTTAGTATAGCTTTCTTTACTTCAGATAAATCAAATTCGTTATCAAATCTCTCGGTAAAAAAAGATATGTACCTATCCACAGTTTCTTCCCAAGTCTCCCTGCGTTGTTTATCAGGAAGATGCCTTGCGTATCTACTCAAGTGTATAAACTGTTGGTATTCAGTCGGTAATTGGTTCATATTTTCTTAGCTCCTTTTCTAAGTATTTAGACAGTTCCTTTCGTTCTTTACTGGGTACGTGCTGACTAGTCCAAATGCCTGCTGCTATTGGACCTAACTTATGATTTATTTCAGCGAATATTTGCGCTCTTCTCCTATGTACAAATGTATAGTCTATATTACTTTCCATCACTATACTCCTCCATGTTGTAGACACTGATAAACTATTTCCCCAACCATAACGTAATAGTCCGTTATATTTAAAGATGCGTCCATTTGCTCTACCCAAATATTAATGTAGTGAGGTGGTGCGCCATCTTCATTTAATTTTATAACCAACTGTTCTATAATCTCAGTTTTTGATACACCTTCCTGATGTCTTTGCCAAGAGTGTCCAAAGATAGCGCCCTTTAATGCACATTGTACATTGGCGGTAGCATCTTGCATATACTTATCAGTCTGAGCAATTTCAGCATGACTTGGTAGGAACACCAGCATACTTAGTAACAAGCAATTTATTATTTTCATAGATATTCCTCTTTTACTCTATCTATAGAGTGTTGGGTTATATCAATAGTTCCCTGACCCGTGTGAGTTAGCATGACTAACCCTGACCACCAATCACACGTACTCTCGTTACCTTCCATGTATTCGGGTAAATAATCTGCATACCAACCAACGTTACAAGATTGTATGAGAGGAGATATTGTAACATCATCAGATGTTCTCTTCATAGTATGCACACCAAATCTATGTGTGTGTCCAAATACTACTGAAGTATTATGCGTCTCCGTAGCTCTCTTAGTAACGTATTCACCGCTTATGGGTTGATTAACTCTTCTATTCATTGGTGCGTGGGTAAATGCTGTGCCATCAATGTACACATATTGTCTATATTCTATTATATCCCACTTATCTTTTCCCGCCCCAACAAAATCTGTCTCGGGGAGAAACCCACTTAGTTCAGGTTTATCTAAGGTATATCTCCAAGTACGTAGTTCATGGTTTCCAAGCATCCAATATCTATTTGGGTTATACTTTTTAGTTTTCCACCGTGCTTGTTTTTTCCACAAGCCACGTATAGGTTTCATTATCTTTTCATAAGCTTCTATTCCTGAATCTATATCATCTTTTAATCTCTTCCCTTCTTTTATTAAGGGCTTAGCATTGTCAAAGAAGTTTATAGAATCCAGATTCAGAAAGTCTCCTATTTGAACTATATTGTCAGGTCTATTTTCGACAATGAAGTTTCCAAGAGCTTCAAATCTGTCCTTATTATATTCAGGACCATCGTGAGAATCAGGAATCACCAGGGTCGTAGCATATTTCCTCATATTCATTTTCCTCATAGTTTAAATTAAGTTCCCCACGTAGGTAGAGACTGTTTAATATGTCGTACGCCATGAGCACAGAGACAACTGAATGTTCTCCGCATTCATGGCATTCCGCCATTTCATTATCTAATCCTTTTTCAGACCTACTTCCACATCTGAAACAGTAATAGATTTCTTCTTCTCCCTTATCCATTCCTTAGGTACTTCCGTAAAACTGTACTTGAAGTCGTGTCGTTTACACCACTCTGAGTACCTAGTCTTAGACGTTTTATGCAACTTGTTATCATATTTAAACACAAACCTAATATCTAAACTAGGCTGCTGCTCCTTTATTAATAAATGTTTTGCTCTGTCGTAGGAAGTAAATCTACCCTTGCCTTCAATTATAACTCCATTAGGTAAAACCCAATCAGGTTTATAGGTATGAATTTTATAAAATGGTATTATAAGTTTTTCGTATTTTGCTCTACTTCCTCTTAGCTTCTCAGCAATCTCTTCTTCAAACTTCGACCTGTATCTAATAGCCATTTTTTAATGTCCTTCTTCTTAAGTTCTGTCTTTAATTGCTTTGCAAATTTCAAATCTTCTATATCTCCTATATTAGTTTTGCTAACTCCGCGCATAAGTCTCTCTATACCTGCTCTAGTAAGAGTCTCTGACATATCTTCTTGTTTCTTTTTCATGACTTTGCATATAAGTATACAATATATGTAAAAAATGATATAAAGGCTATTACAGATACATAAGAAGCCATTTCTCCAAGTATATTATTCTTGTTTAAGTTCATCTTTTCTTTCTCCTAATGTTATTAACGCTCTAGTTTCTTCTAAAATTTCATCCCAAGTCATACAATACTCATTAGATTTTTCTATTCCTTTCTTAGTTTGAGTAAAAAAATGTTCATACTCTTGGGATATTGCTTGCTCGTAATCATCAATTGATTCACACCATTCGAGACATTTCTCTGCGCTAACTGGCCCAACACCTGGGATACCCTCAATGTTATCAGTGGAATCTCCCGTAAGTATTTGCACATACTTACTATGAATGCCCTGTTCTGCAGATACTTCATATAGTTGGTCTTTAACCCAATTGTAATGCCATCCAGCAACTTGATCTAAATCTTTGTCGGTAGTAACAATACAAGTATTTTTATCTTGTAGGTCAGCCAGAACATCATCAGCCTCAAGACCTTCTCGCTCTTCAGCATTCCACACATTCTTTAGATACTCCTTAATCTCGCTGTACCAGTGAGGTTTATGCAAAGGATCTCTATTACCTTTGTACATTTTTATAGTAGCAAGATCATCTCTAAAGGTTGCCTTGGGACTAAGGAATACCTCTAGCTCAACATCACCAAACCTATTGGATAAGAACTTCTTCACCTCGGTCAAGACAGTCTTAACATTATTTAATGCGTTCTCAACAGGTTCTATGACTGTATCTACAGTAACAGTATACTCAGATTCTCCCTTGGCATATTCTTCACGCCAAGCAAGCATATCTTTCTTATACTTAAACTTAGGAATCTCTCCTAAGTAAGATGGTAAAGATAGGTTATATACTTTACTTTGTGCAGCAAAGCCACACCTGTAAAGTATAATGTCTCCGTCTATTAGTGCTTTCATAGCAGTCCACCAATATTTGTTTCTTTTTTAGCCATATTAGTCAAATTCTTGTCTGAATTTTGATTTATACGCATTGGTCGTGCCTTATACAGAGGACATTCATAACCCGTGCATTCTTCGACCTGTTTGCGCCATGTTCCTTCTGAATATGGGTCATAGATGCAATAACGACACATATTGTTGATGGCTTCTCTTAGTTTCATCTTAGTTAATTAAAATCTTAGCTTCTTCTTCTTTCTTTCTAGCTTTCTCAGCAAACTTATCTCTCCAATCATCCAAGGTAGCTTGCATCTCGTGTAAACCTTCATACCCCTGTACTAAAAAAGGTACTTCAGCCTCTACTACGTCAGTTTCTTTATTGACTATTGCATAAACAGCATGTCCATTTGCGCTAGATGCGACAGATCCCTGTACTACAAGTTTGTAATCGAGGGTTTCGTCCAAGTATCTACTATTCATAGCTCGTGTCCTCTCCTAAATTATTATTTAAATCATCTTGAGAAGGAGCATCGTATGCTCCATCTCTAGCCTCAGTTGCTTGGGTGTAAAAGATTTTAGTGTACGAATCAACCGCATTATCTATAATCTCTACCTTCTTTTTAGCATTAGCACCTAAGGTCAATGCTCCAGAAGTAATTAATAAATCAACCATAGCAATTGCTCTTTGTAGACATGCTTCGTATCTAATTTCTTTAGAACGTAACTTGTCCTCTTCTTCTTTGTTAGACCAGTATGAGTCTCTGGTAACAGTTGCTCCAGCTGTAACTTTCACTTTAGGTGAAGCTGCTGGTTGTAAGTTACTTGTCTCTGATGCATCCACTACTTCTACTGATTTCAAATCTATATTCTTATAGATTCCTTTTTCAGTATATACAAATTTAATGGTATTACCTTCCTTAAAAGGTAATTTAGTTGCATCAAAGCCAGCACCATACCAAGCACCACTTATTGATACCGATACTCCTCTGCCAGTTCTTATAGTCTCTACGACTCCTTCTGCTGTATTCATATTAAGACCCCCAATGAGTTCCAGTTTTAATTTCAGCTTTTAATGGTATGTTGAAATCTATACCATATAGTTTCTTCATATACTTCACAGGAAAATCCTGTAATGACTCTGACATCACATCCATGAAAAAGTTCCGTTCATCTGGATGAATTTCACAAATAATTGAATCATGTATAGTATTTGTGATAAAAGACTCAGCATTTGCACTTTTAAAGCAATGCCAAGCGTACACTAGTGCTGTTGGTACAATCTCAGATGTAGCTAAGTATTGCACTGGATAATTTCTAACTGATGTATTACCCTCAACATAACCAGTATGTGTAACCTTCAACGAGGGAAAGTAAAACTTCATCCCCGTA